ATTGTAAAGGATGCAAATGCACCTTATGAATCTGGTAAAAGGTCAAAATACTGGGCTAAGTATAAACCACCTCTAATTGATTTAGATGTAGTTATTATCTCAGCAAAGTATGGCGACGGGAAAAACTCAAATGTATTCGCTACATTTGAAATTGCAGTAAAATCAGATAATGGTTTTACTTCTGTCGGATGGTGCGGAAGTGGCTTCACAGACACACAATTAATTAATCTTACTAGTAATCTAAGAAAGAATGTCGAGTCTTTCAAAGACGGAACTTATCATTTCTTACCTCGCACAGTATTAGAAATACGTGCTGATTTGGTAAGTAAAGATGCTAAAGGAAATCTCTCTCTCAGGTTTCCAAGATGCAAAAGGATTCGAGAGGATAAATTCGTCAATGATATTGACACGATAAAAAGAATGGAGGAATTACAATGACTTATGTAAATGGATATGTAGTAAATGATAAAGGGCAAATATATGAAATTTCTAAATTGTCTAGAAAAGGAGTAGGGAGATTCATAGGTACTCATTATGGAAAGATTAGGTCTATTCAGCGAGAACTTTTTCTTTTACACAAAAGACTATATGACATTCGTATTGAGGATGGAGAAGAAGCAATTCTTACTCAAACTAACGTTAAGATTCTTAAGGAATTGAAAATTCAAGATAGCGACATTGATGATTTTTTAGACTTTGAAGAACAAAAGAGAGTTTGGAATACTCCTAAATTGACCCAAACAACTAATGAAATGTATAGACTACGCCAAGTATTCAAACTGGCTATTCAGGTTCTTGAGAAAGAAGCAGACTATGAAGTTGTAAAATCGGTTCTAATGCAAGGAATACAGGAGGAAGAAGAATGATTAAGAAAGGAGATTTAACTGTTCTCGATAGAATTACTTATTCAGTAATTCGCATAGAAGAAGGAATGGCTCATCTAAAGGATGTTGTAAATCCACAAGGTCGGCCAAGAAAAATGAAAGTTGAATTAGTTCCATTCTTCAATGAAGAAGGAGAGTTTATTATTCCTGAGAAACCCTCTTTACCTAAGTTTAATCGTAGTGGTAAAATTTCACTAAGGGCTATGGTTAAAGAATATACTGATATGCCTATTTCAAGAGATTTTATTGCCTTTCTAAAGGTATGGATGGAAGGAGCAATTGAAGATTTAGTTGTTGCCGCAGAAGAAAATGCAGAAGAACTTGGTCATAAAACAATTACTCCCGCACATATGTATTGGTGGGAAATGCATCCTAGCCAAGACCCTAATGGTTATTGGCCCGATAATTCAAAGTATGTGGAGGAACTTTAATGTTTAGTAAAGATATGTTATGTGGTATTCTTCTTTCATCAACAAAAATGGATTTAAACATTGTTTCTTCTGATGCTTCCTCTATTGGATATAGAGTACGTTTAAGATTAAATATTCGAGCCGATGCGAAATTTCTTTTAGCAGTTCAACGTAGCCTATTACAACACGGTATTGAAACTACATATCGCTCAGAAGAACATTCTACAAGGCGCAAGCCTATTCTGAGAATTGGTGGAATCAAAAACTTATATCTTCTAAAGACAATAGTGAATCCTAATCTTCCTCATTCAAAGGGAGAATGGAATTCGTTTCTAGAATGCGTAGATATAATTTCAGAAAAGAAACATTTAACCCTAGAGGGTATGGAAAGATTATTTGAAATAAAAGGTGTAGTATAATGGGATTAACAAATATGAAAAGAAACAGACCAATACTTCTAACAGGAAAAACAGGTACAGGTAAATCAACAAAAGCAAAGACATTTGTAAATAATCCTGTTATTGTTTATGCGAATGAAATGGGAATCAAAGATGTATTCTCTATTCCAATTGATGATGGAATTATTATTGAAGACATTCATCATAAAGCAAAGAAAGAAGAAGTGTTGTTCGTTATTAGAAATTACAAAGGACAGATTGTTCTGACCTCTATTAATGAAAAGGATGTTCCAAAAGAAATCAAAAACCTGTGTCAAATCAAAAGAGCAGGAGGTAAAAATTATTTAAGGGAATCCATTAAGAATAAAGCCCCTAGAAGCGAAGAACCAGTTCTTTACAAGAGAGATACTTATTCTCTTGTAAGGGAGTATCTTAAGCAAACTGATAGGGATTTAATGGCTGAATTATTAGTTTACAATAAACCTCCCGATGTTCAGATTCTTTCATGGTTGTGTGAAAACGTGCATCCTAATAAATTAGTTTTTATTGATAGTGTGGTAAAGAGAAGATGGAGTCAAAGGTATTTTTATGAAATGCTTGCCTATAGGCATGATGGTCTAAACTATGGTAGATTAAAAATGCCTCAGCGTAAATCTTATTCTAAGAAACCATACCTAGCAAGAAAACTAGGCATTAGTAATTCTAATGTAAATGTACTAAAACAATTACTAAATGATGAAGGCTTTGCTAAGTATGTAAGAAGCAAACTTAACAATGGTGATTCTAGACTTTTGGGTTTAAAAGAAAAAGAAAGAAGAACAAAAAGAACTCCTACCAGAATAGAGGTAAGAAGTTTAACGGATTATTTTAATGGTGAATAAAAATGTTATGGACAGAAAAATATAGACCAAAAGGAATAGGCGACATTGTAGGACAAGAACATTTTACAATGGATGCTGAATTATGGATTGAAGAAAAAGATATGCCAAATCTTCTCTTTTATGGGAGAGCAGGGACAGGTAAAACAGGTGCAGGATTAGCACTGGCTTATTCTATTTTAGGAGAAAATGCGGCAGATAACTTTTTTGAGATTAATGCATCTGATGATAGGAAACTTGAAACTGTTAGAACCCTTATCAAACAAATAGCACAGACAGGAACTATTGGTGATGTTCCGTTTAAGATTCTATTACTAGATGAAATGGAAGGAATGACAAATGATGCTCAGAATGCTTTGAAGAGAATCATGGAACGTTATGCGAATAACATTCGTTTTATTATTACTTGTAATAATAAAAACAAAATCATTCACCCTATCCAAAGTAGATGTGCTAATTATCATTTTAAACCTTTATCCAATGACCGAATATTGGAAGTTGTGAAAGGTATTCTTCAACGTGAAGAAATAACTGGATTTGATGATAATGAATTGAGTTCCTTTATAGCCACTCTAAACGGTGACTTAAGGAGAGCGATAACCGAAATACAGGCCGCTAAATACTCAAATATTTCACTCAAAAAGCAAAGTGAAATTTCATTAGAAGAATATGTAAAAATAATTAATTTGATAACTAATAAAGATACAACAGTTCTTTCTATACTCCATGATATGATTTATGCAGGTCGTGATATTTCAGAAATATGTATTGGATTACACGATGCAGTAATAAACATGAATGGGTTAGATAATAATGTTAAATTTAAATATCTAAGAACATTAGGAGAAAGCGAATATCGTTCAACAACTATGACACCAAGAGTATTAGTATCATGGTTTGTTGGGCAATTAATATAAAGGACAAAAAATAAGAAATACGGAAGTGAAAAGTATGCAAGAAAAATTGAAAAAAGAAATTGAAATAGGCGCAAAGATTGTTGAACTGTCTGTCGAAGAAGCGATGGACAAATTTAAGGAGATTTGTAAGGAAAACACAACAAGCGAGGATTCTCAAATCGCTCTCGCTCTATGGCGTGGATATGTTGGAAATGTTCAACGTATGAAGAAAGTAAGCAATAACTCTTCTAATACTGGAAGTAATTCTCTAGTAAAGAAGGCGTTTGGTTTCTTTGTTGCTTTAGAAGCACCAAGAGATATGATGAGTTGGAATCGTAATCGAGCAAAAGAAGAATATCTTCGTGATTCTGATAGAGCATTAGAAGACGGCCATGTTGCTGTTGCTACACAGAATGATGATAATACGTGGACTGTTGCTCGTTATCATAACAATGAATATGAAGAGAAGAAAGTTTCTTCTTTGCCTGATGGTGCAGAAGAAACAGAAGATGGCTCTACCATTATTCCTCTTGATAATCAACCAACATATATGTCTGGTGCAAAGAATCGAAACTATGGAAAGCCTTTACCTTTGGAACAATTCCGAAGAACTGGTATTTTCTATGGTTCTTTAGAAGGTGGAGAAATGAAAACATATATGTTTTCATATAAGAATCAACCTGCTGTTGATTTTTCTCCTAATTGTTATGAATGGATTCATTTCCTATGTATTCCTAGTGATGACGGTTCTGCAATCTATGGTATGACAACTACGACTTTAAAGAGTCTTATGCTCAATACTGAAGTAGACCCTGAAGGTGACGATTATCGAGATATGTCAAGTTTTGACTTTGAATCTTGTTTAGCAAGTAATTTCAAGAGTCATCTTGTTCCTCTTCCAGATGTTGATAGAGCGCATATTGAACGACAAACTCTACCTGCGAGAGAGCGATTTATTATTACAGATGGTTCTGTTGATAGTATTACTATGACCGCAACTGCGAATGGTAATCGAATTATTAACATTAGTGACCTTTCTGCTGAATTTGTTGAAGATGGTGAGAATTACACAACTTGTTGGATTCCTAGCCATATTGATATTGACTTCGGAATTGCTTCTTCTGTTATTGTTGTTGGTCGAACATCTCAAAGAATTGTTGATGGTGTTGCTGATGCAGTAACAATCAATGTTTCGGGATTAATGGTAACTAACCGTGTTGGTGCGCCACCAGAAACAGTTGAAATTGTTGAAGACGATTTAGATTGGTTTTGATTAGGTAATAATTAAAATCAAAGGATAGTGTAACAGTGGGCTGGTGATGACTGTCAAAGGGGTGCAAAGCCCTATTAAATGAGGAATTTTTATGACAACAGATTTAAAAGAAGAAAGATTCCTTTTGAAAGGCGATGCATATATCGTTGATTTAGCAAATGTTGATTTCTTAACTTGGAGAAAGAATGAGAAAGAAAACGGAACTTATTGGCTAAAGATGCATTTCCAAACAAAGGAAGCAAGATATATTTGCGATAAATTAGAATTAGCAACTATCGTAATGGCATGGACAAAGATGCATGGTAAAGAATTAGATATAGATATAAATGAATTAGGTGATAGTTATGGGAATAACAGATAATACAAATAAAGACGAGAAGACAAATTTTGGACAAAAGCAAGAAGCATTTAACTCACGCTTTCGTCAAATTATGGAACAAAAAAGAAAGGATAGAAAGAGCCGAATGGTTCTTGGAATTTGGGGAGAACCAAAGACAGGTAAAACTGGTATTGCTCTCGATTTTCCAGAACGTAAGATTTATGTTTTAGATTGGGATAGTGGCGTTGAATCTACATGGATTGAATGTCATGATGCAACAGAACGTATTGAAGTATTTGACCCAATTGTTCAAGACAAAGAAAACAAAATTGATATTACTGCGTCTGAACAAAACTCACATGACTTTATTCGTTATGTTCGAGGACAAATTGAAAACGGTGAAAAACCTATTTTTGTAATGGATGGAGTAGATACTTGGTTTGAAAAATGTATTTACAAAGTTAATCCAAATCCAACAATAGTAACAAAGATGATGCCATATCAGTATGGCCCACGAAACAAAACTTTCTATTATTTGCTTGAAGCAATCTTTAATCTAAAGTGTGATGTAATTTATATTACTCACGAAACTGAAAAGTATGTAGATAATGTTGCTACGGGTATTCAACCTGCATGGAAGGATTGGGGCGGAAAACTAGAACAAGAGATTCATTGTTCTAAGAGAAAGGTAAAGGGTGAAATACACTTTGTTGCTGAATTAATTGGTTCAAGAACTAATGGCAACTTAGTGGGAACACGCTGGACTATTCGACAGGGAACGCCACCAAATATCGTTTGGAACGGTATTCCTGAATTGCAGGAGGGAAAGATTTGAAGTTTGCAACAAACACAAAAGATATTACAGAAGCATTAGAGAGTATTCAAGGAAAAGGTAAATACCTAACTTCATCAGGATTCTCTAGTAATTCTATGGGTTCATATGTTTATATGAATTTAGAAGGCCGTATTCTTAATCTTTGGAATGGTGATGCAACCTTTGGAATGAATATTACATTACAGGTTTTAGGTGCAGAAGATGGAGATTTTATTTGTGATACACAAGTTATTCTCCCATATCTCAAAAAGTTTGGAGACATGACTTTATTTGAGGGAGAAGATTTTCTTAAGATTTCTTCTGATAATAAAACTGCATCTGTTTCAAGGGTTGTTAATCATCCAAACATGACAGTATTGACTCGACTTAATACTATGCTTGAGCATATTTCTTACGACGAAGAAATAGAAACCCTGCCTAAATTTGGTAGTTCTAATTTTGAAGGTGCTTTTACATTAGAACAATCAGTATTTGCAGATTGCATTTCATCTTGCGAATTAGCAAAGCATGGTGCATATAAGTTGGATTATGATGGAACTTCTGTTGAGTTTTCAACAGGTTCTACTATTCAGAATAAATACAAAGAAACAATTACTCCTGACCAGAATACAGGAGAACCTGCAACATTAGAATTTAGTGGGCCACTACATAAGTTCTTTCCAAAGAAATCAAAAATTAATTTCTATGTGAAAGATGAGTTTCCACTACTTCTTGTTTCAGAAGATAGAAAATTAGTAAAAGCACCGTTCACATCGGGGAATTAAAATGATAATTAGTGCATTAGATAATGGAAAAACAATTTACACTTCATGGAGAAACGGTGAAGAATTAATACAAAAGGTTGATAATTTTATACCGTATTTCTACATCTCAGTAAATTCAAAGCGGCCAACTTCATACAAACCTTCAAAGTTTATTGAAAGAGATTTTGTTTATGAAGAAGGAAATTGGTATAATCTTGAAGGAACAAAACTTATTCGTGTATATGTTGAATCTGCCAAAGATATTAAAATAGCAAAGAAGAGTTTTCTTCAGACATATGAAGCAGATGTTCCTTTATCATTTAGATATGCAGTTGATACTTTAGGTTCTTTACCTGAATATAAAATGCGTAAATGGTATTGGGATATGGAATGGCAACAAGGTGGACAATATCACGATTGTATTACTACTATTGTAATGTATGATAATTATGATGAAACTTATTACCAATGGGTATGGTTTCCTGATACTCATATCAATGAAGAAATATATAGCAATTATAATAATCATGAAGTATCGTTATTTCAGTATGATTCAGAAAAAGATATGCTTGAAAATTTTATGCAAACAATTCAGGACAAAAATCCAGATATGCTTATTTCATGGTTTGGTAATTTTGCTGATGTTCCGAAACTACTTGAGCGAGCGTGTGCTTTGGGTCTGAATCCCTTAGTAATATCTCCTGTAAGCCAAGTAAAGGGCGTTGTTTCAACGAAGAACGGCTACAAATTCCTTTATGGTGAAAAGGGGTTCGGAAGTATCGAACAGCCCATCAAGGGGCGCATTACCCTCAATTTAGACATGGCCTTTGAACGTCAATGGAATGATTCACAAAGAGGAACTTTACCTTCATTGAGTTTAGATTATGTATCTGAATTAGTTCTTAATCGAAAGAAACTAGTTTCAGAAAAGTTTCCAGACCCTAACGAGTTTTATCGTAGAGCATGGTTAGAAGATACTGATACATATTTGAAGTATGCTTTAGTTGATGTTGAACTAATGGTAGAATTGGATGAATTAAATTATTGTAGTGAGGCAATTATCGCACTACAAAGATTATTGATTGCACCATTCGATGCTTGTTTTTATGCTAGTCATATGGGTTCAATTTATTTTATGCGTAATGCTACATGGATTGCACCAACAGGTGAAAAAGTAGAGAAGCGTCAAGAATATGACGGTGCTATGATTTATGACCCGTTAAGTGAAGAAACAAATGGATTACATCTTAATGTTGCTGCTTTTGATTTTGCTGGTCTTTATCCTAGTATGATGATTGCTAGAAACATTTCATGGGAAACTAAGTCAGAAGAACCAACAGAATTTGGTGTAAATATTTTAACACCGAGAGATTTCAGTATTACTGATAGAGAACAAATGCTCTATTATAAGACAGATAATCTCGGCCTTTTACCGAGAGCAGTTCTTGAATTAAAAGAATTAAGAAATGAATATAAGCGTCTTATGAAAGAAGCAAGAGAGAATGATAACAAAAATGAATATGTCAAGTGGTATAACAATCAAATGGCAGTAAAAAGATTAATGGCATCGTTCTATGGCATTGTTGCCTTTCAAGGATTTGGTTGGGCTGATGTAGATTTAGCCGCTAGTATTACTGCTAGTGCAAGAGAAGCAATTCGTTTAGCCGCATTTAAAGCAAAGGAGATGGAATAAATGGGAAGAAGTTCAGGAAATTACAGAATAAAAAAGAAGTTAATTGATTCATTGAAACAGATAGAAAATCCAGATAATTTCTATTTAGAAGAAATAGTTTCTTTCTATGAAAAAGAACACGGAACAGTTTATAAGGCTAATCGTTTAGCGTCATTATTGAAACCTTATGCCTTTGCAGTAGGAACAAGAAGAAACAGACATTGGGTAATTAAAGAACAATGGAGGCATTTATATGAAGAAGAGAATTGTAACTGTTGAAGTATCTTATGATACAGAAGAAACATGGGATATTACTTTACAAGAAGTAAAGGAATTATTTCAAATGATGAATAATCTAAAAAGGAACGCTATTATTACAAGGATAAGTGAAGAGAATGATGATGGACAAAACCAATGAACTTCTCGAAGAACTTCTTGCTATGATAGCAAAAAGCAATAAGATATTGATGATGGTAAATATCGTAAATGTAATAACCATTATAACAATCGTAACGGTGATAGTATGAGTAAAGAAATTAAAGAATTAAAAGCAGAAGTAGCAAATCTAAAGCAAACAGTAAAGAGACTTGAAAACGAGTTGGGTATTCTCTATGAAGAGAATACTACGTTTGCAGATTTATTAAAGGACATTAAAACAATCAAGCAGGAATTGATGCAATATACTGATGGCAAACTCTATTTTGAAAACGCATGGTGATACTATGAAAGTAGTTTATGGACATACGGATTCAATCTATGTTCAGATTGAATCTATTGAAAAGGCTGAATCAGCAATCAAAGAGATTGAAGATTCAGTTCGTGAACACTTTCCTAATGTATTAAATCTTGAACAACATCCTGTTGTTCTTGAATTTGAAAAGTATTTTTCGGCATTAGGTGTTGGCACAACAAAGAATAGAAACGCAGGTTTAGTATCTTGGGAGGATGGAGTTTGGCTTGATGAACCTAAATTCACAATGACTGGTTTTACTGCAAAGCGTGTTAGTGAAACTAAACTCGCAAAAGAAGTACAAACAAATGTATTGAGAATGTGGGTGGAACAGAAAGATATGAAAGAAATCAACAAGTATTTACATGAAAAATACAATGATGTTATCAATGGTGAAATCGAAAACAAAGAGATTATCAAGAGAAGTCGTTTGCGTAAAGAAAGATTTGAGGTTAAATGTCCAGAATGCAAAAAGCAACACCACTTAACTGAATGCCTTAAGATTAAATGGTGTGATAAATGCGGAACTGAAACCAAATTCTTCTTAACAACTAAATACAAGAAACCCACAATCGGTTCAGGTATCGCAGGGGTTCTGTATGCTTGGGAAAAAGAAGACAAAACTTTTGATGATTCATACTTGTTTATGAAAGTACAGGGTGTTAATGATACCTACACCCACCCTCTCACAAAAGAAAAAAGACAAGTAGATTTTGTTTCGGGAACAGTGTATGAAGATTTTAATGATTACATTCCCAACTACAAACACTACGCAGAAGAAGTGATAAACAAAGCGAAGCCAATTTACAAGGCAATGGAATGGGACATTTCTTCAATACGGACAGGAAAACTACAAATGAAATTAGACGAATGGTGGTAAAATGAATAACGATGAAAAATATAATGCGGTGATTTCCTCGATGAGGGAGTTCACTTACCAATGGAAGCCTGAAAATTATGATGACCCTTCACAACCAATCTTGAAAATAACGAAGTCTTCTTTGGGTTCTTTCGATTGGTGTCCGAAGAAATATGACTTTTCTTATATCCAGCGAATGCCTCAAGACCAAACGGAGGCTATGCTTAAAGGAACAATATTACACAATCATAGAGAAGACTTTTTCAATAACTTTGATATTGAGAAGGCTTCAAAGATGAACAATAGTGAGATTTTGGAATACTGCACTGGACTAATGCCTGTTGATGAATACTATGATATTTCAGTAACAGTGGCATCGCTCGAAGCACAACGATTTATTGAAGCGAAGTCAGAAGATAAGATACAAGAATACTTGCCAGTTTGTAATGAAGGAAAGTTTGATGCTGAAATTACAATCCCTGCAAACATCAATCCAAAGTTTCCTCTTCAAAGAGATTATGTAATTCACATTCAAGGAATCATTGACCGAATTTTTAGAGAGAATGGGGGTCTTGTTCCTTTTGAATATAAAACAGGTCTTTGGAAAGATTGGAAAACAACTTCAATGAGAAAAGAAATGGCGTTTTATGAATTACTTATCGAGAATGCAACCGATGAAGTTATGATTAAGAATGGTCTTGACCCAAATGATAAAGTAACACATTGGGGTTGGTACTATCCAGCATCAAATTACATTTATGCAGAAGAGAGAAAGAAAAGGTCTATGACTTCTGTAATGAATAATATCGCTAAGTTGATTCATCACTATGAAAGAAATACATTTCCTACAAAGTTCTTTTACAAGACTTGCGCTCATTGCTCTTACTTTGGTATTTGTGATGCGGCACAAGAAGATTCATGGGTGTGATAATATGAGAAAAATATTAGTTAAAAGAGAGAAGATTACAAATCACAAAGCCGAACTAAAAGAGTTGTATGACAAAATAAAGTTCAATTATCAACCCCCATTGTCTTTTAATGAGTTTCTTATTATGAAGATAATGACTATGGAGGAAGAAAATGAAAGAAGTAATTGAATTAAAAGTAAAGGCAAGACCTTGGACATTTAATGAAATATCAAATCTCATGGTAACGATTGAAGACCTATCAAATGAAATCTATTCTGAAATGAATTTAATAGAAAGATTTGATATGGTTAAAGAGACAAAAATCAATGATAGTATGGTTGGCTACTACTATGCTGATATATTGAGAGAGATGTGCCTTACACACATTAAAGCAGAAGTAGCAGGAACAATAAAAAATATGCTGAACACAGCAACAGTAAATTTTGGAGGAATAAAAAATGAAATTTCCGAGAGCAGTTTGGGCGGGAAGCCACCTGAAAAACGCAAGACAGATGAAAAGAAAAATAGTTCTAACGAAGAATGATTATATTAAATTCGTTAAGGACTACAACAATAAGATGAATGTATATACAACTGTATATGATTTTGAGCATTTTAGTGAAACAGCACAGATTGATTCTTCTGTAATTCTAAACAGAATATTTTTAGATTTTGACGGCCATAATGATGACCTCGATAAAGCATATCGTGATGTTAAGATAATTATGAATTGGGTTATGGAGAATGATATTATGCATACTTTATTCTTTTCTGGAAGAGGTTTTCATCTATTTTTAGATGGTGAAGAAACTCAGGACATTCGAGATATACAGGCTTATTTTAAAGTGGTCAAGAATATCTTAAAAGAAAAGGTAGGAGATGATAATACATTAGATGATAGGGTCGGGCAAACGACTCGTTTAAGAAGAGTTCCGAATACTGTTAATATGTCATCTTCAGATAAGAACGGTAATTCTCTTTTCTGTATTCCTTTGCTATATGATGACCTTAGTTTAAGTCTTGAAGATATTATTCTGTTAGCATCTAAGTCAAGAAGTATTCCTTTTAGAAAGGTTGGTAATAGCAGGGTCAAGTTTCCCGAACAACCCCCCATTGAAGCAGTTGAAGGAGAAGTTAGCGTTCCGTTCTATGAAGGAAAACTTCCAATGTTGCCGTGTTTGCATAACGCAGTGATGACGGAGAATCCTTCGCATTTAGCGAGAGCATATCTTGTATCTTGGTATCGGGATTTATTAACTTTGCGAACTAATCTCACTTCATTGGAAGAAAAGAATAAAGTTTTAGATATGGTTGTTGAAGAGATTAAATCTATTGCTGAAAATAATGATGAAGTCTGGTTAGACTGGGATGAAGGACAAACACGAAAACACGCACGTTTTACGGTGCATGGTAATTACAAAACTCCTTCTTGTGATAAACTTATTTCAGAAGGATATTGTATAGGTAAATGTTGGAGGTTTCCAAATGTTAATAATTGATAGTAGAGAAAAAGAAGGTTCTAAAATTGTCAAACTCGTTGAAGAACGAGCGAGAATTCTAAATATACAAACAGAAAAGAAATGGCTAGAAATAGGAGATTATGTTTTTGCTGATGTATGCTTTGAAGCAAAGTCTGTTGTAGATTTTATTGGGTCTGTAATGTCTAAAAGATTATGGACTCAATTAGATAATATGGATAGACATTACAAGAACAATGTTGTAATTATCTATGGAGATTTATCAGAAGGAATATACAATATTATTGAACACAGTAAAAGCAAATTACCTATCGCTTCTAGAAAGATTATGTTATCAAATAAATTTCTAGGAGCAATAGGTAGAATTGTATTAGACACGGATATAAAACCCTTTTGGGTAAAGAGCGAAGAAGAAGCGTCATTGATAATTACAGCGATTTGTAAAATGCAACCAATAGAAAGAGAAGTTATAAGACCACAAGTATTTAAGAGAATAAGCACCGACGATTTAAGACTTGATATTTTAACTAGCATCAAAGGCGTATCCTATAAAAAAGCAAAGGTATTAATTGATACTTTTGGGTCTGTTATGGAAATAGGAGAACAAACTAGTTTTGACATACAAAAACTAGATGGGTTTGGAAAAGTATTAGCAGACAGAATACTTAACGTATTAAATTCAGAAGATAAGGTGAAACTATGATAGATGAATATGAAATGAATGAAGAAGATTACTGGGCGCAATTTACAGAAGATATGGGCGCAGTAAGTAAAACGGAACTACCTGCTATTATGAAAGCATGGGCTGATACTGCAACTAGTTACTCAAAGCATAACGATACTCCTGCACTATTAATGTATTATAATTTATTAAGTGCAGTATGTAAAGACTTTGTGCATATACCTGACGGTGATTTAACTGATGATATTAGAATACATTTGTGTTGGATTCAAACTTCAGGTACAGGTAAATCAACACTTTGGAGATTTGTAGGCCCAATTACTAAGTCAGTATTTAAAAAGATTAACGAAACAGGAACACATCCTCCACAATTAAGAGATGCTGGAGAAATAGCAGATACTTTCTTTGATGTTTTCTCTTTAGTTGATTATACTGATGCTGCATTAATTGGTTATATGGATAAGAAAATCATTAGAAATGATGAAGAAGCAGAATTACATGGAGAACAAATAGGAGATGTTTATTATGAAAGAGTTGCAGGGGCATTGGAAGGAAACGGAATAGCCCACTGGGATGAATTTGAGTATTCGGGTATCTTCAAGGAAAGCCAACACAAAGGTAATTCTATTGTATATTTGAATACCTTAATGAATTCTTTAACTGGAGAATCTTGGGTAATTAATAAACAATTAAAAGAGGGTGGAGTAGTTAATTGCTATTGTCAAAGAACAGTAGTTGCTATGACATATCCTCCTAGAAACCTACAAGAGATTATGGCTACAACAGGTGTATTACCAAGAATGGTTATGTATGTTCATGATGTTCCTTCTTTCGTTCAAGATAAAATTAGAAGAGAATTAATTAGTCAGTTTGGTGTAATAACTGAAAGAGAAGAACCACCAACAGAAAGATTTGCAAATAATATATTTGAAATCTACAATCTTGTAAAAGAGAGATTTGTTGAAGTAGGTTGCGACCCGTTGAAAACAATGACTTATACTCAAGAAGCAAGAGATAGATTACTCTATGAATATGATAAAATGGATAACTATATTTCAGATTCAAGAAAGGAAGTAAAGGAAATTCTTGATGTATTTATTACTCGTTTGAATCAAAATCTTAAAAAGATGGCAGTTTTATGTTCTATATCTCAAGCAAGAAGCATTAGAGATAAAGATAAGAGATTCATTGTTACAGGTAAAAACGTCGAACAAGCAGGACAGATTGCAGAAAAGTGTTATATAACCCTTGTCGCATGGCTTGAACGTAGCCTCCGTGTCCGTCGAACTTCGGTTACTGAAAAATCAATGTTAAGCACATTTAAGACTGTTTATGTTGCTATGGAAAAAGATGAAGACGGATTCATAAGTAAAAAAGATTTCTTATCAGAAGTGAAAAGAGAAAGCAAGAAAAGTCAGGCTAGTGTTTACAACTACTTCAAATCAATTGAAAACCTATTTGAAATAGAAAAACAAGGCCGAGCAGTATTTATTAAATTTAAAGGAGAGGAAAAGAAATGAAATGGGAAAATACATACCTAGTGTTTGAAGTATCAAAAGGGCCAAAAGTAATTATAGAATCATTAGATACATATGGTGCTGATGGCTGGGAATGTTGTTCTATGCTAACAGTAGCGGGCAGTAACATTGTTTGCTTCTTAAAGCGAAGAATTGATGTTGATGAAGAACCTAAAGTGGATAAAGAAACAGAAAAGATTTCTAAACTTTGGTCGCAGGATTGAGTTAAATGTCAGTAATGGCTCTTGATATCGAAACAAAAAATATGTCGTATGACATAGGCGGTTTTGGTAATACGCATATGTTTCAAGTATCAACCGTTGCTACATGGGATGGAAATACTGGAACTGTTTATGTTGATGAACCCGTTGATTCTTTTGCTAAGTCTGGTCATATTGTAAAGTCTTTAAGAGAACTAAAGTATGATTTAGATGAGCATTTTCAGAAAGGTGGAGTATTATTAGGACATAATATTGCCGCATTTGATTTGCCTATTCTGAAAGACTCTATGGATATTTATTGTATTAAACAATATCTAGAAGATAAAAGATATATTGATACTAGCAGAATCTTAACCAAAGAACATGGTGAAAGATTCCCATTAAGTAACTTAGTTAAATGCACAATGAATGATTTTAAACTCATGGATAGTGCTGATGCTCCTAAGTTATGGAAGGCTGGTCAATATGATGAAGTCGTTGAGTATTGTATGAAAGATACTCAACTAGTGTATGACCTTTGGAAATATGGTCAAGACAATGGGATTGTCAAAGCATTTTCTGTCGATAAAGAAAAGTTTGTAGAATTAGAGGTGAAATGGTAATGGAAGGCTGGGATTGGTTCTTTCTTCTTGTTTTCTTAACAGTTCTCTTATTGCTCTTTTTCGCTGCATTTGGTGGAACAAATATCACCGATGACAGCGTTGAAGATTATATGAGAAGATTGATGAGAAACAAGGAAGATGGACAGTAATGGGATTGAAGCAACAATGCCCGTATTGTGGCAATAAGACGTTAGCGAAGCGTCTATTGGGTTTTTATGTAGGTTCTCCCGAACAGGTAAAGTTGTGGGAATGTCGGGAATGTCAGAAAATTTGGTCAATTAAGACTATTTGAGGGAAGGTGGCTCTTTTGGGTCGCCTTCCCTCTTTTTTTTGGCTTTTG